AACGACGACCTTGACGACATCTTGCCGTTTTAGGAGTCGGCGGATGGTTGATGGAGAAATCTGGAAAATCGTGCCAAGTGTACCGCAGCTTATGGTGAGTAGCGGCGGGCGAGTCATGGTTGTGCCATACGAGGCACAGATGCCGAAGGGCGGCACCAGACAGTATGGCGGCGAGGCGCATTTTGGGGTTTGGAATAAAACTGACGGGCGCTTCATCACTGTATTCAAGGGCAAATCTTACAAGGTGCATCGGCTGATCGCGGAAGCGTTTCATGGACCGGCGCCGTTCCCCGACGCCGTCGTGATGCACTTAGATGAAAACGCGGCAAACAATCGGCCGACCAATTTGAAATGGGGGACGCAGAAAGAAAATCTCAACGCGCCCGGTTTCATTGAGTATTGCCAATCACGTCGTGGTGACAAACATCCTCGGCGGAGGGCTGATGGTCGCGATACCTGAGATAATTATCCAGCCGCAGCCCAGCGGGTTGGAGGCGGTGCGTGACTTCACGGACGCGGCGTCCGCGTTCGGTCTGCGCCTGTCCGGCATGGCGGTGGCTGATGACCAGATCCATCGTGTGCCTGACGGCGAGGCGCGCGGCAAGAACACGTCGGGCTGGTATGTGCTGTCCGAGTTGGACGGCATCTTGTACGGGTCGTTCGGGTCGTGGAAGGCGGGCAGGGGGCAGCATGTCTGGTGCAGTCGCGACAGCTATTCGCTGACGGTTTCGGAAAAGCAATCACTGCGCGCCGCGCGTGAGCGGCAGGCGGCAGAGATCGAGGCGCGGCGGGTTGAGGCAGCGGCACAGGCGGAGCAGGACATTGCCGCCGCTGACGTGGCGGTTTCACACCCGTACCTGGTAGCCAAGCAGGTTGGGGCGCACGGCGTGTTGCTGGATGGCGACAAGCTGTTGATCCCGATTGTCGATGGGTCTGGGCAAGTGATTTCACACCAGACCATTGGGCCTGATGGCGAGAAGCGGTTTCTGGCCGGCGGACGCAAAAAGGGCGGCTTCTTCATGCTGGGGCGCCCGCAGGGCGTGATCTATGTCGCCGAAGGCTATTCGACCGCGGCGTCTGTACATGAGGCGACAGGTGCGTGCGCTGTGTGCGCGTTTGATGCAGGCAACCTGGCGCCGGTGGTCGAAGGACTGCGGGCCGCGTGGCCGCGCGCTGAGATCGTGATTGCGGCTGACAATGACGCCAGCGGTGCGGGCATGGACGGTGCGAGGAAGGCGAAGCCCGACTACATTGTGATGCCGGACGAGGTTGGTACTGATTGGAATGATTTATGGGTTTCTGAGGGCCGTCAGGCGGTCTTGGAGGGGGTTCAGACTCGTATCGTGCGCGTTATGGCGTCAGGNTTCACCGCTGCCGACATGCGCGGCGTTGAGCCGCGCAGGTGGCTGTATGGCAAGCATCTAATCCGTGGATATGTCAGCGCAACCGTGTCACCGGGCGGCGTAGGCAAGACCACGCTGGAGCTGACTGAGGCCATTGCGCTGGCAACTGGTCGCGATCTGTTAGGCGTACCCGTGCGGGAGCGGGTGAAGGTCTGGCATTATAACCTTGAAGATCCGCGCGATGAGCTGCTGCGGCGGGCGTGGGCGATATGCGAGCAGTTTGATATCCCGCCTGTGGAGCTGGAGGGTTGGCTGTNCTTGGANAGNGGCCGCGACTGCAAGATGATCGTCGCNGAGCCGGTAGACGGCATCGTGACGCCGACCGTGGCGGCGGAGCAGGTTATCGAGCAAATGCAGCGGCTGGACATTGGGCTGCTCCAGGTCGATCCGTTGGTCAAAGCACATTACGCAGAAGAGAATGATAACAAGCAGATAGACGCCGTTCTTGATGTATTTGCTGATGTAGCAAAGCGGTGCGATGCGGCCATCGATCTTGTCCATCACACACGTAAGCCGCCATCAGGGTTTGTCGCCGTGGCGGGCGACATAAACACTGCGCGAGGCGCCGGCGCTTTAGCCGGTGCCGTGCGGTCAGCCCGCACCATCACGCCGATGTCGGATAAAGAGTGTGAACGGTTCGACATCGATCCCCAGCGCAAGGCTTGGTACGTCCGCGTGGACGATGCCAAAGGCAATATGTCGGCGCCTGCTGCGGACGCCGTATGGTTTGAGCGGCAGTCTGTTGAGCTTGTCCAAGGCGATTATGTGGGCGTTCTCGCACCGTGGTCGCCACCAGACCCGTTTGAGGGGCTAGGCGTCGATGGTGCGCGGCGTGCGCTGATGTCCATCGAGGCGGGCCTAGAGGACGGTCAGCGATACACCGCAACCGCACGAGCCGGGACCAACCGATGGGCTGGCTGCGTCCTGCTCGATATGGGGCTGGGCGAGGGCAGCGCAAAGTCGGTTTTGCGGACGTGGATGTCCAACAATGTGCTGGTCGTGGCCGACTATCACAACCCAGTCCGGCGGCGTTCAGACAAGGGACTGTTCGTTAATTATGACAAGCTGCCGGGTGAGAACGATGAGTGAACATTTGGGTGTTGTGATTTGGTCTGATAGCGCGCGCTTTGCGCGCAGTTTGTGCGCAAAATCGGGTGCGCACAAAGAAAACCGTACTAGTATTGTGCGCACGCGCACGCAAAGCGCATTTGTGCGCGCTTTGCGCGCAGTTTGTGCGCACAAGACGGTACTAGTACGGTTGCGGAAAGTGCGCCATGCGGGGTGATTTTGAAGCCTTGCGGCAGCACGTTGGCGACGTCGATGGGCTGGCTGGATTGTTTTTCGAGGCGGCTGAGACGGAGCGGAAGATGCCGGGTGTGATGCAGAAGCGGTATCGGGTGGCGTGGCCGGAGTATGTGCCTGATCCGGGTCTGGCTTATGGGTACAATGATGTGGACGTGCGGCCGGGGCCAGCGGATGCGGGTGAGGTTGATCGCTGGGACATGGCGTTGAGGCTTACGCAGTTGCTGGATGCGGATGATGCGCGGTTGGTGTGGGCTGTTGCGCATTCGGCCGTCAGGCGGCAGCGTGGGCCTGCCTGGCGGCGTGTGGCGAGGCTGGTTGGGTGTCACCCGGCGACTGCCAAGCGGCGGTTTGAACGTGCTATTTTGGAGCTGTGGTACAAGATGTAGTATTTGGTGTTGACGATGCACACCAAATGTTGATATATTTTGATAAAGTGGCGAGGTATCGCCAATCTGGACCTGCGGATCGCCGCGGGTTTTTTTTATGGGTGTGAGATGGGCAAGCGGGTTCGGTTTACAGAGGCAAAGATGCGGGCCGTTTGCGATGAGCTTGCAAAGGGTAAGAGCCTGCGCAGCGTGTGCGATGGTGATGAGAACCTTCCGCATTGGGTGACGGTGCTGCAGCAGGTGCAGCGTGACGAGAGCCTGTTCGAGATGTACGCCAGGGCGAGAGCGATTGGGGCTGAGGTGTTGGCCGACGAGATGCACGACCTTGCGCGCCAGCCTCTGCCAGCGGATCTCGACAACAAGGTGGCGAACGCTGAAGTGCAGCGTCGTCGGTTGGAAGTGGACACGTTGAAGTGGACGTTTGCCCGGATGCAGCCGCGTGGTGTGCGACACAAGAAAGAGGATGTCGAGCAACAGTCTGGGCCAGTGACGCTGGTGTGGGGTGGCGTGCCTGACGAGCAGGATCAGGGCAAGACCGAGTCCGCGGAGATCGTGAGGCTGGTGCCGGATGACGGTGATACCACCCGTTAACGCTTGATTGATTGAAGCATAGCATCACGCGCGCGACCCCACGGATAGATAATCCGCAGGTCAAGCCAATGATATCAATGGGTTACGCTGCACTGCCGCCAGTCTGATGCCAACATCTAAGCCGCCCCGGAAACCGACCCCCAAACCAAAGGGGCCAAAAGCAAAACATGACCCCCTATGCTTTCGGGGTGCTAAGTCTTTGATATTTTTGCCCAACATTTGGCTGTGCGCGTGGCTCGATGACGCGATTTTCCTGCGGCGACCCCCACCCCCCCCGCGCGACCGGGCGCCGTCAGCGCAAACGGCATCCGTCCACAACTGAGGCTCACACACTCTGAGCCTGACGAGGCTCGATATGAGTACACCCGCATGGCAACGCAAAGCCGGCAAGAACCCGAAGGGCGGCTTGAACGAAGCAGGGCGCCGCTCCGCAAA